TTCGGTAAGCAAAACACTCTTGTTCCCAGTTTCTGCATCTGCGCGTGGCTACATGACATTCCTTAACGGGATACGCTTTAAGCTGTTCAAACACATGGTCGCCAATCTCGGCAAGGGTGGTCAAGTGACGGCGGACGAGGCCAAAGTTATCGCCATGTACATCAATGCGGCTACTGGTCGGTCGGATCTAGGTCCGATGATGAGATGGGCAGAGCAAGCCAATATGCTATTCTTTGCACCTCGATTCGTCGCTTCAAGATTCCAGTACCTCGGAATGCCTTTATGGTTGCTTGGAAGCAGGAAAGTGTCAGGGCGGGTTAAGAAGGCGATTGCCATGGAGTACATTCGGCACGCGACTGGTGTCGGGTCGTTCCTTGCGTTGACGGTGGCTCTTGGAAGCCTGCTTGGGGACGATGATGAAGAAAAGCCAACGGTTAGCCTGGACCCTCGTTCAAGCGACTTCTTAAAGATTAAGCTTGGCGAGACTCGAATCGACCCGATGTCTGGCTTGTCGCAGGTTATGGTTCTGTTAGGGCGTATCGCTTCTGGGCAGAGAGTTGGGGCGGATGGCGAGGTAACTGACATGCGAGGAGAAAACGCTCCGTACGGAGGTCTTGGAGTTGCTGGGACCGTTGGTAACTTCGCACGTACTAAGCTCGCTCCTGTCCCTGGAGCTGCGTTTGATATCGCAAACGGAGAGAACGTGGTTGGTCAGCCTGTAACCCCATTCTTGTCGCTCGTTAATCTGTTCATTCCACTGTCTCTCCGAGAAATCAAAGAAACTGCTGAATCTAGAGGTATTCCTCAAGGTTCTCTCATAACGCTGCTTTCATTGCACGGCATGGGCGCCAGCACGTACGGTCCAGAGTCGAATTACAGGAAGGGCACGACTGAGCAGCGCAAGAAGCAGTTCGACAAAGACCTGAAGAAGATGACGTTCGATTCAAAAGAGCCTGCTTACAAAGGGCTTCTGAGCAAAGAGCAGATGACTGAAGTTGCGGAACGTCGCGAAGACCGCAAGCAAGGGTTAGTGTACGCCGCGTCAGCGAACCCGATTCGAAAAACGTACAAAAACGAGGAGACGTATAGTCAAGCGGTAAAAGAAAGGGACGCTGCCTTGGAAAGCCTTAGAAAGTCAGGCTTTACGCTGGATGATTCTCGCAAACTGCTAATTAAACACTGGGAATCGTCCTACGGATCCGCGAGAGAGATGCGAGGCGGGGTTCGTGTTTACAAAGAAGCATTAAGTGACCGATTGAAACAGCTGAGAAAAGTGTATTCGCAATAGGTTTATAGCAAAGTTAGCCAGGTTATCGAAAACCGATAAGCTAAAAAAATTTCCAAAATATTCCCAGGGTGCAATTGCATCTTGGGGTGCGACTGCTAGGATGCTCCTGGTTGAGAGTGACCTTTAGCTTTGGAGATGACTATGAGTGACGAGGTGAAGTTTAGGGCAAGTGCTGTCGGCAACTTGCTGGTCGGCGGGAACGCCATAACTGACAAACAGCTTGCGAAACTCGAAGAGCTGCAAGCCAGGAAAGACAATCCAGAAGCCAAGCCTTTGACTGCAAACATGCAGGCAGAACTTGACGAGCTGATTGCCAAGCGAGACGGAGATTTTGAGTTTGGTGCCACCGCGATGTCTTACATCCGCGATGTGTGGATGCGGAACACGTTTGGGTACGACGAGCCACTCGTTTCTAACGAGATTCTGAAGGGGCTGATGTGTGAGGATGAAGTCATTGGCGTTATGACTCGTCAAATTAATAATGGTGGGTTTCGTGTTAAGAATGAAGACTCGTTTGAGGATTCGCACTTCACTGGCACACCTGACGTTATTCTCGACGATGCCGTTGAGGACGCTAAGGCATCTTGGACACTCAGGACATTTATCGAGACGCGACGTCCAGACCCAATGTACTACGCGCAGGGGCAAGTCTATATGGCGATGACTGGTCGTAAGATGTTTCGCCTGTGCCACGTCCTGGTGGACACCCCTAAGGCATTAGTTGATGAGGAGAAAAAGCGACTGTACTTCCGTTTCAACTGTGACGAGGAAAACCCCATTTACCAAGAGCTAATCAAGAAGGTGGATGCGATGCACATCATCGCACACAAGATTCCTGAGAAGGACAGGATTAAGGTATTTGAGTTTCCTATCAACCATAATTATCTCGACGACCTTCGTTTGCGAGTCAAGCAGGCTCGCGTTGTCTATGCGGGTATGTCGCTTGGACTTGAGTTCTAGTTTTTACTTTTGTTTTGGAGATTGAGCATGAGTGAGAGTCTAAATTTGTACCAGCGTATCAACAAAGTCATGGAGAGCATGGGAGCCATCGGCAAAGGTGGTCGTGTTGATTACGGGGAAAAGTACGCTTTTCATCGCATCGATGACATCGACGACAAGTTGCGTGTCGCGTTGATTGAGCATGGTGTGGTTTGCACCGTAACGGAAATCACCGACAGGAAGCTGGAGTACTTTGTCGAAAAAGACAGGTACGGCAAGGACCGTGGTGCGTGGTACGCAGAGTGTGCGATCACCATTGAGTTGGTGAACGCAGACAGACCAGACGAACGAACCAAGATTGTTGGTTGGGGGCAAGGGCTCGACTACAGCGACAAGGCGACTGGTAAAGCGGTTAGCTACGCCTCGAAGTCAGCCTACTTATCTGCGTTCCACTTGCGAGGTCAGCCAGACAACGAGCATGACAACATTGTCAAGCCAGGCAAGGATGTTAACACCACCGCTGTTGTCACTCCTGCCGTGGAGTACGACGACCTAGATGAGGCTTCGCAAGGATGGGTGAATGCAATCAATCAGTCTGACGACGCTGAAAAGCTAGCTGAGCTTGGTATTGATTGGCGAAAAGAGGCAAAGAATGTGCAGAGCGCAACATTGCCTTACTATTGCGACATGTGGAAGAAGTTCTTAAATAAGGCTTCCACTAAGCAAGAACTGCACTCGCTAGGTCTTATCCTGGCGAAAGAAGCGAAGAGTGTTGGCGATGGAGTTCGCCCGTTCTATAAAGCCAAGGCAGCTACATTGAGTGAGTAATTTTGTGACCAATTTTGTGACAGCGTGTCACAGATTTTAACCTTTAGAGTTTTCAGGAGATTTGAAATGAGTGAAGTGGCTACAAGCGAAGTTGTTGTTGAAAAGACCGAAGACCCGATGATGGAAGAGATTCGGTCGCAGTTGAGGATTAGCTCAGCTGTGCGTGAGTACCTGCGTGCAGTGGAGCAATTCGAGACTGCAAGCAAGGAGTTCCACGATAGCTGCAAGGCTGTTCGTGAGAGCATTAAACCAGACTCGAGGTTCGTCCTGCGTAGTGGCTACAAGCATTACTTGGTGACGAGTGATGGCGGAAACAATTTCAACGTAGAGTCGATTGAGATTATCTAGTCAGTTAACGTTACCATTCACCGAGTCGCGGTCGGTGAATGTTCACAAGTCAAGTAACCGTTGTCCGCGACTTCGGCGGAAGGGGTTGTTATGTTGCTTGATTCCAGACAGCGTTTGATTTTTATGGAATGGTGCAAAACGCAGGCAGAGAACTGCCAAGCGATTGCGGATCAGATCGATAAATCGATGGTTCACGGCATGGCAGATCAGTTGTCGAAACGTGAACGCCAGAAGGCAGCAGCGTTTTCGATTGTGGCAATGCAGTTGTCGAAACGTGAACGCCAGAAGGCAGCAGCGTTTTCGATTGTGGCAATGGAACTTGCTGCTGTGCGTGAGGAGTTTTCAGTTAAGGCCGAAGATGTTGGCGATGTTCAGTCAACATAACTTTTTTATAGAGAGCTATTATGTCAGAAGAAAAGAAGGCAGTCGTTCACGATAATGAACTGGCTGCAATTAAGGATAGTCGCAAGCGGGACATGTTGTTGTTCGCAGTAACGAAAGACGATTGCGATATGTGGATTGTTGCGGTGAGCGACCATCAAGCGAAGCTGGCGTTAATCGACCGCATTTACCCAATGGAGAAGTGCAGCAAAAAAGACAGAGACTCGCGGTATCTGGGTTTGCTTGAGAGCGCTGCTGACAAAGCGGTCGCTGAGGAACCAACACCGCAGTAGCGAATTGTAGGTGATGTTGTCCCTTACCTCCCCTGGGCCTAACCAGAAGAAGACGGGCGTGTGCAACGGAAGGTAAGTTCTGAGTTGCAATCCTGACGCGGGGAACAGCAGACAACCGTAAACGTAGCGCGGTAGCGGTGGCAGGTCGGAGAGACGACTAATTTTATTTTACTAAAGCGTTGGAGGTGGTCATGGTGAAGAAAGAGTTTAACGGCAAGATTCGAGTCGACAGTCGCATTGAGGCGTTGATTCCTCCTCTCGAAAAAGAGCAATTAAGGACTCTCGAAGACTCCATCTTGGCGGAAGGAGGCTCGCATAGTCCTCTTTGGTTATGGGGCGATTTGCTTGTAGACGGTCACCATCGTTACAGGCTATGCAAGAAACACAAGCTGCCGTTCGAAGTGGTGCAAGTGTATGAAGATGCTGAAACGCTTGAAGAGGTTGAGTACCGCATTAAGCGTGACGCAATCGGACAGAGAAATCTTACTCTAGGTGCTCAGTCGAAGTTTCGCGCTGAGATGGTCGCGTATCACATCAAGAGCGGTTCGAAAAAGAGAGCTGCCGTCAAGACGGTTGCTGACGAATCAGAGGTGTCTATTCGCAAAGTGTACCGAGACGTTGAGCGAGCTGAACTGGTAGCAACGATTGACGATGAGGTAAAGCCTGTCACGGCAAACATGTCTACTCCAGCGGTCAAGAAACTCGCCAGCTTGCCTAAGCCTAAGCAGAAAGCAGCTGCGGAGCGTGCTGGTGGTGACGGCAAGAAGCTCGAGAAAGAGGTCAAGAAGGATACTCCTGCAGAAGCTGCTGCGAAGGTGAAGAGCATTGCGCACCAGCATCGAGACAAGTTGGTTCGCGCTATCGACGATTACCACCAGCACAAACCGAACGCTAAGGAACGCGACAGGCTGGTGAAAGTGACACAAAACGTCTCGTTGTGGTGAGGCGAAAATGATTGAACTACCTAAACTCAGACCATACCAGGAAGCATTAGTGCAAGAGGTTCGCGGAGCTCTCGTAAAGCATCGCAGTGTCATTGTGTGCATGCCTCCAGGTGCTGGTAAGACGAGAACGGCGAAGTACATCCTCGGCTTGTACCTTAATCGACCAAAGAGAGAGGGCGAGTCTGGCAAGGCTGCTTTTATGGTTCACCGGCGCGGTTTGGTGGAGAATGCAAGCGACTCATGCAACGAGCATCCACGCCTCCCGCATGGTGTCATCATGTCGGGTTGCGATACTGGACCAGGATATGATATCCAGGTGGCTTCGATTGACACGAAAAACAGTTGGTACGTTGATGGAGGCAACTACCGAAGCGATTTCACTTATGACTTCCTGGTATTCGACGAGATTCATGCTCACGTAGCTAAGTTCAGGACATTCCTGAAGGCACACAGCAAGAAGCGAGAAGAGCTAGGTTTGCGACCTGCATTTATCCTCGGGCTGTCTGCAACGCCGCAGCACAAAGAACTGAACAAAGTCTTTAATCACATTGTGACTGGACCGTCGCCGTCATGGCTCATTGAGAACGGGTTCTTGTCTCCATTTCGATACTTCCAAGCCACCCAGGGCAAGCTAGGGCTGCTTGTGAAGAAAGGAGATGATTACACCGAGGACAGTGTGGCGGAGGCGATGCAGGGGCTCGCTGGCGATTTGGTGAGAGATTGGAAAAAACTGGCAGAAGGACGGGCGACTGTTGGTTTTTTTCCGAGAAGGTCGCATGCGTACGAAGCGATGGAGCTGTTGCGGCAGAACGGAATTGATGCGCATTACGTGGACGGCGAGACGAATGATGAAGAACGTCAGTCGTTGTTCAAGAAGCTGAACTCTGGCGAAATTCAATACATTTGCAACGTAGGGGTTATCGAGCGAGGAACAGACATTCCTCGAGTGGGGTGCGTGCAGCTATGCACTGCTATTGGAAGTGTTGTTCGGTATCGGCAAATGGTTGGTCGAGGCTCGAGAGTGCACCCAGATGTTCCAGACTGCATCGTGTTGGACCACGCAAATAGCGTCAGGAAACATGGTTTTTTTGAGGATGACATTGCGTGGACGCTGGAGTGGGGCGAGCGACCAGCAAAGACGCATGAGCCCAGGGCAACGATTAGCTGCCCATCATGTGGAGCAATTTACAGAGGCGGTAAGTGTCGCGCGTGCGGATACGAGCCAACAGGAAAAGACAGAAAGTCGCAAGGTCTTGAGTTCGTTGGTGGCAAGCTGAAGGAAGTTACGAAGTCCAACAGAAAGGAACCGAAGAAGTACACCTGCGAACAGATGATGACAATCGCCTTGTTCAAGGCTGGACATATTGGCGGAACATGGGGTCAGGCGTGGTCGATAGC